AGATTTAAATAATTTAAAATTAGCGCAATCTGATTTAAAATTAAATCAACAAATTACTGCTATTGTTATTAGTGAAGAAGAAAAACGTTTAATGGCAGAAAGGAAAGCCAATGAGGAAAGGATGGAAATGTGGAACGCGGTATGGTATGCTAAATACGATATCGCTTCACAAACAACCGATGCGTTAATGGCGTTGAATAATGCTTTAACAGAAAGTGGAATTATAAGCGCGGAGAAAGGTTTTAAAATTGGCAAGGCGTTATCAATTGCTCAAACTACAATAAGCACAATTCAAGGTGTTCAAAATGCATTATCCGCACAATCGACAATACCCGAACCATTTGGAACTGCTTTGAAAATAGCGAATGCGGTTACTATTGGAGCAACGGGAGCGGCTAATATTGCCAAAATTGCCAAGACACAATTCAATCAAAATGGCGCAAGTGGTGGAGGTAGTATGTCAGCATCAGTAGGAAGTAGTGGTGGTATGGGTGGAGGTTCAACAAATGCACCAGCGTTAGACCTTTCTTTTGTCAATAACCAAACAAATCAACCACAACCGCTACAAACATACGTACTCGCTACCAACGTAAGTAGCGCACAAGAGGCACAGCAAAAAATAAAAGACCAATCTAAAATAATAAAATAATGAGCGAAGTAAAAGTAGTTGAATACACCATTGATGATAGCGGATATCTTGGTGTTAATTGTATTTCATTAGTGGATCAACCTGCAATCGAAATAGATTTCGTTGCGTTGAAATCCGAACCAAAGAAAATCACACAAGCTGCCATTGATGAGGGTGATAGGCAGATGTTATACGGTGCGGTTATGTTACCGGAGCAACTTATTTACCGAGTTGATGGAATGGGTGGAGAATACTACGCTAAATATAGCTCTGAAACTATCTCTAAAATCTCGCAAGAATATCTGAAAAGAAACATGCATCACAATAGCAATCTTCAACACGAGATACCCATTACAGGTTGTACGGTTGTAGAATCATGGATTAAAGAAGGTGAACATGATAAGAGTCAAAACTTCGGTTTTAACTTTCCCGATGGAACTTGGTGCATTGGCATGAAGATAGATAATGAAGAAGTGTGGAACGCAGTTAAACAAGGCGATGTGAAAGGGTTTTCTTTAGAAGGATTCTTTACCGAGTTGAGCGATGAATATTTAGCCGAGCAAGAAATTGAAAAAATAATGCGCGAGTTGACCAATGAGTTAAACGCTTAAAACATATCTCTCTATAAACAAAAAGTCCCCTCCGTTGAGGGGATTTTCTGTTAAAGGAAATTGAATCAAAACTACAACCTATAAAAACTAACGAAACAAATTTAATGTATTTGCTACATATATACGAGAAATTAAATTAACAATGAATAAAGTAAATGAAATCGTGAGTAAGTACGCAGATCGTTTGAAATCATTTGGCATTAAATTAAGTGCCGAAGGAACAATCGAGGCGGCTGCTCCTGTAAAGATGGCTGTTGCCATTTTAAAAGATGGAACTGAAGTAAGTTCACCCGATGAAATGATTGCCGTAGGTAGTCCGTTGTTCGTTATGGATGCAGAAGGAAATGAAATCCCTGCACCTGATGGAAAACACGAAACAGCCGAAGGTAAATTTATCGTTACTGTTGGTGGTGTTGTAACTGAAATCCTTGAACCCGAAATGGAATCAGAGGTTATCGAAGAAGAACAAGCCGCTGCATTTGATGGAGTAAGCAAAGAAGAATTCGAAGCTACCATTAGCGCATTGATTGAGCAGTTCGAAAGCCGCATCAATTCTTTGACTGCTGAAAAAACTGAATTGTCTGCACAGGTGGAAAAGTTGAGCAAACAACCAGCAACTAACAGCGTAAAGAAGTCGAGTGTTAGCGTGAACGCAACTCCAATCGATTTAGCTAAGATGGATTCTAAGAATAGAATTTTCGCAATAATAAACAAATACAAATAATTAAATAAAAAAGAAAAAAAATGGCTGATTCATTGACCATCACAAGCACCTACGCAGGTGAATTAGCGTTGCCATACATCAACGCTGCTATTTTGTCAGGAGACACTCTAGCGAAAGGATATGTAACACTTAAAGAGGGTGTAAAGTTCAAAGCTGTATTAAAGAAGTTGGCTAATTCAGCATCTTTGGTACAAGCAGCAGCTTGTGATTTTACTCAACAAGGTTCTTTGACACTTACTGAAAGTATTTTGGAAGTAAAAGATTTAATGACAAATCTTGAACTTTGTAAAGCTGATTTTGCTCGCGATTGGGAAGCTGCACAAACAGGTCGTGGATTTATCAATGACGTTGTTCCTGCTAACTTCCAAGATTTTTTGATTGGTTATGCCGCTGCAAAAGTTGGTGAAACAATCGAGTTTACAATTTGGCAAGGTGATACAGGTGGAACTTATACTTCCTTTGATGGATTAGAAAAGAAGATTAATGCTAACGCTGGTACTTATTACAATGCTACTTGGACTGCTGGTGCTATGTCTGCTTCAACTGTTATTGCTAACTTGAATCAGTTGATTAACAACCTTCCTGCTGCATTGATTGGAAGTCCTGATACCAAATTATATATGAATCGTGCAACTGCTCAGTACTATCGTCAAGCAGTTAGCGCGTTGGGATATGCTAATTTGTATCAAGCAACTGACGCATTTAACTTGCAATTCAACGGATATGACATTTATGTTTGTCCTGGTATGAGCGCAGGAACTGTTATCGCTGCTCAACCTTCGAACTTGTTTGTTGGTGTTGATGCTAACTCTGATTTCGCTGAAGTTAAAGTTGTAGATATGTCTTTAACTGACGCATCTGATAACGTACGTATGGCGATGAGATACCGCTGCGGTGTTCAAGTTGGAGTTTATCAAGATGTTTGTTTCGGTTCTAACACCTAATTAAATAACCACATATAAAAGGGGGAGTGGTTAACGCTGCTCCCCTATTTATTAAATAAAAAAATAAAATTATGGCATGTGAATTAACCGCAGGATTTGGACTCCAATGTAAAGATGGGATTGGTGGTATTAAAGCTATCTTCATCCAACAACACGAAGATTTTTTAACAGGTGTAACAGCGGATGCAAGTTCCGAAGAAATTGATGGATTGCCTACGAAAACAATTTATCAATACACACTTCCAAAACATACAGGAATGTTTACGGAGGAAGTTGCATCCAATGTAGAGAATGGAACTATCTTCTATACTCAAACCGTTACAGCTACATTCCACAAATTGAGCGCACCACGTAGAAAGCAATTAGAATTAGTTGCTAAAAATCGTTTGGTTGTATTCGTTCAAGATAACAACGATAATATTTGGATGGTTGGACGTATCGATGGCGCAGAAGTAACCGCAGCATCAACAGCTACAGGAACTGCAAAGGGTGATTTAAATGGTTACACCATTACGTTCACCGCAGAAGAAGCGCACAAGGCGTATCGCTTGGAATCATTTACAAGTGTTCCATTTGATAACTTCGCTGGTATTACTGTTGTAGCTCCAACAATTTAATCTAATTGCAGTGAATTACCTGCAATCTAATACGGCATCTCAAACTCTCCTCCTATCATTAAAGGAGGGGAGTTTACTTTTTTCAACAACCTATACCGATTATTTATTGGTATTGCAAAATGAATTAACTTCGGAATTATTATACGTTATTCCAACCATCATTAATGAGAACGAAAGGATTACGACTTTGGGTATTAGTACGAATGCTGATGATCCAACTAACGCATCGATTCTTATCGCTCATGGTGGTCGTTGGAGTTATATTGTTTACGGTCAAAATTCGGATACTAACCTTGATCCTACTTCTAATGATGTGGTCGGTGAGATTCAAAGAGGTTTTATCCAATTTTCTTCGCTCATTAATTACTACGACCAACCAACGTTAACCATTCCATCTGATATCGAATATAACAATGCCTAATATAGTAGATGATATAAAACAAAAGTTTGGAGCGACTCAATTAGAGTTATCCAAATATGTAAAAATTCAACCGATTGAGCGTGAAGATAGGAAAGGATTTGTGACGTTTGGAGAGGGCAATATGTTTCCTCAGTATCTAATCGAGTTATATAACGAAAGTCCTGTTCATGGTAGCGTGGTAAATTCGATTTCGTTTATGATTGCAGGAAAGGAATTCATCGCTAACAATCCACAAGCTACTAATGAGATTAAGCGATTGAATTTAGATGGAATCTTGCATTCAACAGCGTTAGATTTAAAGTTACACGGTGGTTTTTATTGGGAAGTTATTTGGTCAATGGATAGAAAAACCATTGCACAAGTTAACCACCTACCTTTTGAGAATTGTCGATTGGCATGTTCCGATGATAATGATGATATCACGGGTATTTATTACTC